TGGAACGGAAGGTTGGATTGATCCTCCTGCCCAACACCTCCATGAGTGCCAGGCGTGCCGTCGCCGAGTGGGCTGCTCGCCTCTTGGTCAACGCTGCCCTGTGCCCTATACTGCCAGCTAACCCTACCGAGGAATCAGCATGCCCCACGTAATGCTCAACACGATTGTCCGTAACACCTACCTTGGCAACAAGAGCACGTCGGATGTGACGACTGCTGCAGCCGTACAGGTCCGGAATCCCACCGCCACACGCCCCGCTACGGACACGAGTACTACGACTGCTAGTCGAGGTTCCATTGTGTTTGGGTCTACGTGCAACTACATGAAGATCCATCCGTGGGCTTCAAGTGGTACGCCCACGATCCGAGTGATTGGCTGGAGTTACTGCAGCGATGTTCGACTGTGGATTCCCCATCTGATTGCTGAAGTGACCATGGCAACCCTGCGTTCTGCTGGCACCGGAATTACCCTGAATGGTACGGAACTTCTGGCCGCCGCTACCCTGACTAAGGGAGCTGGTGATGCCAAGTTGTTTGCCCCTTCTGCCTCCAATGTGGATGCCTACTTTGTAATTGACTCCCAGGGATTTGAGTTGGTTGAACTCAACTTCTATGCAGGTTCGGCCGGAGTCAAGGTCAACGCCCACATCGGCGACATGTAATGAACCGGACTCGCACGTCCACACTCGACGCATTCGGACTGCGCAACCAGCGCAACCGCATCTACCCCGCCCTTGCTGCGGGCGACGGCTCCACGCTGTCGCTCGACTTCACGTCGATGTCCACGTTGGATCCTTCGCTGTTTACGTTCACTCGAAGCAGTACCACGGCAACCTATATCAACTCGCTTGGGTACGTGACGTCGGCGACAACTAACGAACCGAGATTTGACTACGACCCGACCACACTCGCGCCTCGTGGACTTCTGATTGAGAGCAGCGCGACCAACCTAGTTACCAGGTCTGACGCGCTGGATGACACCAGCAATCTCTCCTGGCTGGTCTCTGGAATGACTCGGTCCTCCAGCACCCAAGTCTCACCGACCGGGAACAGCGAGACGGTGGCCCTCGTGTCAGGCAATGGTTCATTCCGCTCTAACAACGTTACGGTTACAGCGAGCACGACGTATACGTTTTCATTCTGGGCCAAGAACAACAGTGGAACTCAAGCACGCTATCGAGTGTGGAATGCCACCGCCGGATCCTCCATCGTTGACTACACACAGAGCAGCAGCAACTACATTTCGCAACTAAGTAACACAGCTTGGACCCGCATCTCGGTCACTTTCACGACTCCTGTTGGATGCACAAGCATCTTTGTCTACCCGTGCTCCAGTGATACAACAGGAACTAATGTCTATCTGTGGGGCGCACAGCTCGAGGCCGGTAACTCGGCTTCGTCCTATGTCTCAAGCGGGACAAGTCAGGGTCAGCGCTCGGCGGATTCATGCCAGTTGACCGGAACCAACTTCTCGTCGTGGTTCAATGCGACGGAGGGCACATTCCTCGCCCGTGGTCAGCGAAGGCTCACGAGCAACACTGCGTATCTGTTGTCAGCAAATGACGCCACCCATTCCGAGGTGTTGAGCCTAGGTAGCAGCACCACTGGAAATTGGCTGATCCGCGATGGAGGCAGCAATGTTGCGAGCATTACACCAGGCACCGTAACTGCAAACACTTCTTACAAAATCGCCGGAGCGTTCGCGGTGAACGATGCACAGGCTGCATTGAATGGCACGCTGGGGACTGCTGATACCAACCTTACGCTCCCAACGGTCACGCAACTCGACATTGGACGAGACCGCTCAACCGTGTACCTCGACGGAACCATCGAATCCATCAAGTTCTGGCCAACTCGCTTGTCCAACGCAACCCTTCAAAGCCTCACAGCATGAACGACTACTACCTACGAGCGAATACCGAGGCTGCAATAGCGAATGCGTTTCTTGCTGCGGGCATCAGAATTCCAACCGTTGATGGAAAGATCGTTGACGGTACGGTGCTGGACTACAACGGCATCCGGCTCGACCTTGGTTGGATCGGCCCGGTGACCCGCATCGTTGATGACGAGCCTGTGACCGACTCTCGATTCCATGTGAACCTGCGGGTGGCTGGTGAACTGCCGCCGGGGGTTCTTGGTACACTACCTGTGCTTGACCCACCCCCCACAGCGCCGATGCGCGTGTGGGCCTAACTCGTTCCGAAGGAGAACAACATGCCGCCAGAGTTCCGGTCGACCCCCCAAGGGTCGAGAGATTTGCTTGCCCTTCATGGGCTTGTGGAGCGTCGTCCCCCCGTCCGATCGTCGGACTTCAGGATGCTTGGCTCCCCCTTTCATTACTACCTCACCCGCAAGCTGGGCCTCGTGCCTGCCCTCCGCTACTCCACTGCCCTGTCCCACGGCACGTGGTTCCACGCCGCGTTGGAGTTGTTGCTCAACCCACTCACCCAACACGACGCCCACGCCAAGTACCTGCTCAAGGTGGAGCAGCGGTGTGAGGAGATCCGCGAGGTGTGCAAGACCCTTGCCATCGGAGATCAGCGGACCCGAGAGATCATTGCCGTGGAGGACCAGGATGCCGCTACTGGCTGGGCTTGGGCTACATGCACCAAGGACATTCCCATCGCAGGGGCCCTTTCAAATGGACGCACGATGCAGGAGTTCCTGTCTGATTCCTGCTTTGTGACCCTGTGCCAAGAGTGCATCCTCAAGGCTCGTATCCCCGCAGACAACCGGGCAGAACCAGTGGAGTGTGTGGCCCAGCCTGACATGCTCCTGTTCCACAAGCAGCAGCGGTCTCTATGGATCGTGGACTACAAGACTACATCCATCAGCCCCCGGATCCGTGCTGCTTCTTGCCCCATTGAGCCGCAGACCCAGCACTACATGCACATCGTGCAGGACATGCTGGCTCGGGGCGAGATGCAGAAGATGTTTGACCTGCCCGATGACACCACCGTGGGGGGCATGCTCCACGCCATCATCCGCAAGCCCACCATCACCTTCGGCCAGTCCGACCGGGACTACACCCTTGACACTACTCCCTTCAAGAGTGGGCCCCGGAAGGGTGAACCCCGCAATGAGAAGGTCTATCAGGGTGAGCCCCGGCTGGAGAACTACATCGAGCGGTGCAAGCGGTGGTACCTAGGCATTGAGGACTACGTCCACCTTGCGGGTGACCGCATTGCAGAACCCGTTGTGGACCTCTCCTTCACCAGCGGCACCGCACTCCTCGACCCCACGTGGACTGGCCAGTACAAGGCCCGGCTGAATGCCCTCAACCGGTGGCGGACTGCCACCATTGAACCCGAGGAATATCCGTGGCCCACAGAGGTACACGGTACTGGTACACTTGACACCTACGCCCCCTTTGTGCTTCGTCCAGTTTCGGAGTGGCCGGACATCGTGATGCAGGAGGGGTTCCTCGTTTCTGATCGTGACGCACCGCAACCACAGGAGGCTGCAAATGCCCAATGATCCGTACCCCCAAAGCCGAATCCAGAAGAGTGAGTTCGGCAGCATTCTCCCCGACATTTTGTTCACCATCATCAAACCCTTACTCGCCCAACTGGTCAGTGGGGGGACCATCACTAACAAATCATCGCTTCATAGCGCCTTCAAGAAGGAAACGGGAAGCACCGTATCTTTTTCCACGTTCAACACGTGGTTGGAGATCCTGGAAATCTCCTTCCGCAAGACCGTGAAGATCGACGGACTTGATACAGTCCCCGCCCCGGGCGGGGCCGTCGGCCCCCGCCCGGATGCGGGGGAAGAAGAAGAAGTACGCTTTGACAACGAGTCACCAGTAGACATTCGCCCGTTCCGCGGTGGATTTGGTGACGCATTCGGCGAGATTGCTCGCCAGCAAGGAAACATGTGAGCATTCATCAAACAACATCGTCTAGCATGCCGCCCGTGCGTGCCTACAAGGGCCTTGGGTTTCAAGGCGGACCCGGGCAGTACTCTCTTCGCAACCTGTTTGGCATGGTTGTGGGTGAGCAGAACAGCGGCAAGTCCTATTTGTTCCAGTCTTGCCCCGACGCATTCGTCATCAACCTTGACCTCTCTTCCACGGTGTCCCCTCACGCCAAGTGTGCGGTGTGGCCAGGCATTGGGCCTGACGGTCGCCCCATGGATGTGGATGGCAAGCCGCTGATCCTCACGTGGGACCACGTTGAAGCGAAGATCAAGCAGCTGTGTGACATGGCCAAGAACGGGGATGAGCGTCCCTCGATGGTCGTGATCGACACGATGATCCCCATGATCCGTCTGCTCAAGCCTTGGGTGGCCAAGCAGATGGGCCGTGAGTTGTTCGAGCAGGCCCATGGTCCTGCGGCATGGGAGAAGCTCTACGACACCGTCATTGACGTGGCCCATAGATTGCGATCCCACGGGTACGGTGTCTGGTTGCTGGCTCACTTGAGCCGCGACTGGGTGGAGATTGGGGAGGGGGCAAAGGTGGAGGAGCACTACCTGAGCCTCCCCCCCGGTCTCCGCGAACGACTGAGCAAGGTGGTTGAGATCATCGCCCCCATGCGTAGCGAGTCCAAGGAAACTCCGGTGACGGAAGAGCGGACTATCAACGCCGGTGGCAAGACGGTGGTGCAGAAGGTCAGCAGCATGCGACCCTCCATCGTCCGTACCATCTCGTTCCGTGATCCCCGCTACATCCGCCTGATCCGCACCCGCACCCTCAAGCCAATGCCTGATATTGACGTAACCGGTGCAGCCGATCCATGGGGCCTGTTTGAGGAAGCCTACAAGACAGCCAACACTCCGTAATTTTCTGTGCACGTCAGGAGCCAGCCAATGGTCGTAACAAGCACGGGATGGTTGCACAGCCGCCCCTGCTAACATGCCCGATGACGGGTGATGGGAGTATCCAATCTCCCTTGGCCTCCTGACGACGATCCCCCGGAAGGGTGGGGGTGGGCCCTCGACGGTGTCCCACCCCTGCCTTCCAATTTGTGGAAGTTAAACTTCCAGTTCTTCGTTCCGTGTCTCACTCCATTTCAAACCCCTTTCACGAAAGGTAGTCACTCATGAGTGGTATCAAGTCAACGATGTTCGCCAACTACAACACCGCATTCGCTTCTGTGGAAGCCAACACCGAGGGCTCGGCCGCTGGCTGGCGTCCCGATGCTGGTGACCACGCCGTGCTGGTCACGGGAATGAACCTCGAAGAGGGTGAGTTCAAGCAGAAGGATGGTCAGGTGTTCCCGGCGGTGGACGTCACGTTTCAGTACCAGATGGTCGAAGATCCGGGCAGCCCCGAGCCTCGCAGCTTTTCGGGTGCCCGCTTCACCCTCCCCAATGACCCGAGCCAACTGACGGATGAGGGCGGCAAGACCCGCACCCGCATCGAGATGGAGCGGCTCAAGGGCCACCTCACCACCCTGCTGGGTCGTCGCCCCGACAATCTGCAGACTGCCATGCAGATCATCAGCGAGCGTCTTGCTAACGGCAACGTGATCCCCGTCAAGCTCAGGGCTCGCTACGACGAGTCCAAGGCTAAGCCCGGCACCAAGTACTTCAAGGAGTTCTTGGTGTCCGCCCTCAGCCTGAGCTGACACCAAGGCCAGGACTTGCACCGTGGGAAGCAGTCCCTACCATGGCCCCCTGTCGTCCCCCCACGATCGCCCCCTGGGTTACCCGACCGGTGCCCAGGGGGCTTCTTTGTGGCGTCATGCCGGAAGCGGTGTGGCCCACTTTCAGTTCGTCCGACCTGACGCCTCCAACCCCCGGGCTATCCGGGTGTGGACCACAGTGAAGACGAAAGACCTCCCCGTGCCCCCCGTCCCCCTGTCCCCCCGCCGTGGCCTCCACCGGTCCCGGTGTGCCCTAGACGTGTGGGAGACCCCCCATCCGCTGGGGGGACGCTCCCAATGGCTTGTGGCGTCCTGGGACGCCCGCCAAGGCGCCCCCTCCCGGGAGGCCCTACAGGGGTGGCTGGATCGTTCGGAGCCCGTACAGGGCACGCTCGTGCGTATATCGGACAGCCTAGACTTCACAGCCTTTCTGGAAGGCGGAAACTGGCGAGTCGCCGCCATCCAGATTCCCACCCCCATCCGGGACGCCATGGACGGCGTCCTTGGATCGGGGGTCCGGGTACAACCCCCCAAGTCCTGCCGGTGGTCGGCAAGGGCTACAGACGACGCCACCCAATTCCAATTCTGGTACCGAATATGACCTCCTACCGACACCGTGTAAGTGGTGGACCTCGTACGCCAAGGCTTCCCATGGGAGAAAAGAAAGGGGATATGCAGGCTCATATCGACATGCTTGAACGCATGGTCACCCGGTTTGCCGAACGCATCCGGGTCCTCGAGGCCCTGCACACCCTCCGCGTAGAGGAGGCGGGAGTCATCCTCGCCACGGTGTTCATGCTGCACAGGCGGTGGAAGGCAGAGCACCCGGACGAGCCGGATCGTGCAAGCGCCTTCACGGCATGGATTGAGCGGCTTACCGCCGAGGATGTCGTGGCCTATGCCATGGGTACCGGTCAGAAGGAACCGGGTGCCGACATCCTTCGCAACGCCTCCATCTGACGCGCCGCATCTGACTCCTGCGGATTCTCCGGTTGCAACAGACCGGGCTGACTCAACACCTGCTGGTACTGCCCCTGAATGTCCTGTGGCAACTGCTGGGTCATACGCTCAAACAGCGGAACCTGCCGCAGTTCCATGGCCCGGTCCCACTCTGACGGCTTGACCGTCATGGGGATCCCATATCGCTTCTTGTATTCCGCCTCAATGGCGGCAGCCGCAGACATGTTGTTGCCCAGCACCGCGTCCTTGTACTTCCGCTTGAGGTCCACAATCTCCGCCCGGTTGGACAGCAGGAACTTGGTGGCCTCCATCGGGCTCTTCAGCTTCTTGAAGTCCGCACCTACCCCACGCAGCACAAGATCCAGCGGCTTCTCATACGACTGCAGCGTTCCATCATCCCGATACACCGGCACCAACCCCTGCGGATTGGGGTGCCTCCAGTCGGCGTACTGCGATTGAACCAGCCCGAAGGGTCCCCCTACGCCGGGCACAGCGGGCATGGCACCAAACGTCTTCTGCAACTGCACACCGGCAGGCAGCACGCGGAACATGGCTTGACGGAACTGGTCCCTGTCCTGCTGGGCCAAACCCGAAATCAACTGCAGCGGAATGTCCACGACCGGGGGGATGGGGATGCCCTGCGACATGAACTGCTGGGGTAGCTGGCTCACCGCCGCACCCGACAGGCCGGACGAAAGATCCACACCCAACATGTTCTTGCCAATCTCGTAGGCAATCGCACCCGTACCCAAGAGTCGGGCCGCATCTGCAATCGGGGCTGCCACATCAATCGAGGGCCCACCAATCGCCTGCAGACCAACCTGTCGTGTCCCCCCACCAAGCTGGGCGGAGATGAGGAAGTTGCTCAGCGTACGGCTGGGGTACTGCATGAACATCCGGATCAACGAGTTTCCAAGCACCCCACCATTCTGGAACACACGCAGTTGGGTCACGGCATTGGGGCTGAAGTTCACCAGCGTCTGCATGGTGCCCACAAAGTCCAGCATCTCGTTTCGAGGCACCGTAATGCCCGACTCACGCTGCAACCTCTGCATCCACGACATGCCAGCCTCGGCCACCACCACACGGTTCAGCTGCTCAGCCTTCTGGAACAACTTGAGGGGCATGTCGATCAGCAGGAACTTTCCAAGAGACGGCCTGCCCTTCTGAGGCTTGGAGAAGATGGCGGAGTCCAAAGTGCTGATGAAGTCGTCTTCCCACATCAGTAGGTCGCGTCCCCCCGTCGCATTGCCCATCAGCGGGAAGTGCTTTCGCATCAACTCCCGCTGCTCACGGGGGTCCATCCGCATGGGATACTTGACGCGTTCCGCCAAGTAGCTACCCATCTGCTTGAAGGCCTTACCGTAAGCCGCCAGGATCTCGGTGCCACCCATCCACGTGGTGGCCCACTGCAGGGGCTGCATCAGGTTCCACATGGCGGACACGGCATTGAAGCCCAAGTGCGTGGCGTACAGGTAGCCCGTCAACCCGCCCGCAGCATGGGCAGCATCCAACTCGTAGCCCGACATGTTGCCGTAGGCCCGCACGTTGTCCACTACCGACTTCCCAAGAGCTCCACCATTCCTTGAAAGGAACTTGCCAGCCGCACCATCTGCAAAGTCACGGGCCATTCGCCGAGCCTGCTGACTCATCTGCAACCCAAACAGCTGGGGTGGCTTTGCCGCACCAAACATGGCCGGGAGGATGCCCTTGCGGAAGTACTCCTGCGTCTCCAGGTTCTCTCGCCCCAGCACCACATCAATCGCATCCGCCATGCTCAACGGGGCGTTGACCTCTGGGTTGAGAAGAGCCACATCCGGTCGGCCCTCCATCCGCCCAATTCGGTCCATGCGGCGGCGAAGTGCCCGCTGCTTCTTTTCCATCTTGCCCAACCGCTCCTCAAGCCTGGTGCGAGTAGCGGGCGTGATCCCAGTGCCCGATGCCAACCGAGCCCTCAACGCATCAATGTCGGGGTTCAACGTCCGCAGTTGATTGCGGATCTCTGCAGCCGCGGGGACCGGCTCCAGACTCTCCGGCAGTCGGGCCGACCCGGACGCCATCAGCGGCATGTCCTCCGCCCGCACCCCCTGCTCCGCGTAGATCTGCCTCTGGGACCTGCTCAACGTCATGGGGGGACCCTCAGCCCCCTGCATCTGTCTGCGGCCCACCCGGATTGCATTGAGCACTTGGTCCCGAATGCTTTGTGGGACCTCAGCTGTGTGCAAAGCCACAGTCGATGCCGCGTCACCCATGTAGTTACGCATGCTCAACTCATGGTCCATCGCGTGCGTCACCACCCGAGCCTTCTGGGCACTGGCCGACTTGATGGTGTTTTCCGTCAGCTCAATGTACTCCCCCAGCGTCATGGGGTCACGACCGGGAGCCGTGACCATAGTGGTGTCTGCCGCCCGAAGCGACGCGGGAGTCTCTTCCCCAGCCACCACACGACGCAGAACCTTCAGGTCCTCTGGGTCATACTGCAACTGTTCCCCACGACGGGGCAGGTACAGACCAGATACCTCGAGCGGGTCGCCCAAAGTTTCTCGCTTGCGAAGCAGGGCATCCGTGTGGTTCGGTCCATACCGCACCGTCTCTCCTCCCTTGCCCGTGCCGTACAACCGGAACGTGTTTCGGGAGAGATAGCTCTGCTCCATCTGTGGGCCCAGC